GCCAAGGCTGTATTGCCAGGTCAGATCCGGCGTCCAGGTGGCGTCGTTGGCGCTGAGCGCCGCGTCGCCATAGGGGATGATCTTCAACAGGCTGCCCGACCATACCACTGCCGCGGCAGTGAGCTGGGCGATCTCTTCGAGCCAGCGCGCGCAGGGCTGCTGGCGGTCGAGCAGCAGCGACATCGCGAGCTGCGCCGCCTGGCAGTAATTGCCCCAATCGGCGAGGCTGCCGGCGCTGTCGAGATGGGCCAATGGAAAGCCGGCGCCGTAGCGCGGATTGGTCAGGAGATCGGCGACGATGTGGTCCGGGCGCGCGTCGAACGGATAGCTCGGCCCGGCGGTGCCGGTCTCGATCCCGCCGATCTCGAACGAGATGTTGGGAAGCGCCGGGGAACTCCCGAGCTGCATCGGCGTGCCGGTGACGTAAGCGGTGCCGGAGTACCCGATGACCGGCGTGTTCGGGTCGGTACTGGCGAACACCGGATCGGATGCCTGCCCGTCACTGCCGCCATACCCGTTGAGCCCGACCGCGCCGAGCCCGATCGCGATGCCGCCATTCGCCCAGATCCGCAGATTGCCGGATTCGGTCGGCCCGGTGAACGACACCGGACCCTGGCACAGCCCAAAGGCGACATTGACCGAATAGCTCTGGTTCGAGCCTTTCTTGCCGGCCGAGCTGCCGAGCCCCTTGCCGCCCTTGCCGCCGCCGCCCGATCCCTTGAACCCCCAATCCTCGATCAGATTGACCGAAACCCGGCAGGTGCCATAGCACAAGAAAACCGGGCTGCCCGCCTGGCTTGTATTGTAGCGCAGCGAGTTGATCGCGGGCCGGCCGAAGGCGTTGACGAACGGGGTCGGCCCGCCGCCCTTTCCCGATGCATGGATTGCGTCAGGCATCGCCGGTCCCGAACGGCGAGAAAAACCGCAAATCGCGCTCCTTGAGCGGGTAGAGCGTGGCGTCGCCCCAGACCACGCCGATGCTCCAATAGGCATGGATCAGGCGGGGCCACTGGGCGACGATCGAGCCGTGCGAAAAGGTCCGGCCGAAGCGGAACAGCGCAATGTCGCCCGGGAGGGGCGGCCCCGCGATCGGCCGCGCATAGTCCAGCAGGCCATCCAGATAGCGCTCGGCGTCACGGTGCAGGTGCCAGTCGGGTACGTAGAACGGCGGGTCGATGTGGCCGGCGACACCGGCGCGCTCGTAGACCTCGGCCAAGAGCATCAGGCAATCGACGCCGGCTCCCTTGACCCGCGCGGCGTGGTGGAACGGCGTGCCGATCCAGCTTTCGGCTTCGGCGACGACCGCTGCCCTCATGCCCGATTCACGATCTCCGATCCCTGGTTCCCCTGTCATGCCGCGGCCTCCGGCGGCGGGATGTACGGGAAACCGCCATGGCGAGCGAGGTTGTTGAACAGGTTCTGGCAGGCGTTCGTGGTGTGGTCGCAGCCCGGCAGCACGGTGAAGGTGTCGCCCACGGCAATCGGGAACAGAAACGGCTTGAACAGGCCGATCTGCGACCCGTTACCGAGATTGGCGATGGTGCGGCTGTAGCCGGTATTGGCGCCCGTCGCGCCGATGATGGTGCCTTGGGCGAAAACCGCGGCTACGGCGGCGCCGGCATTGATCAGCCCCTGGTTGGTGCCGCTCGCGGCAGTGACCGTACCGGCGCCGTTGCCGGTCGCGACACCGGCCGCGTTCTTGCCGGCGACCCGGTCATAGCCGCACATCGCATCGCCGAAGACATGGCCGCAACTCGCCTGGTAGAGCCGCCGCGGCATCTGCTGGATCGCCAGGAGGTTCATCAGCGACTTCACCTTGATCTCGATCCTGGCGCGGCCGACATCGCTGTCGGCGACTCGGCCATAAAACCACAGAAGCGCGCCGAGGCTGGTGTCGAGCACGCCGGATCCGGCCGCTTGCGGCGGTGAGAACAAGCGGTCGAGTTCGACCGTGGCGCCGTCGAACAGCCCAAGCCGCACCGCCTCGGCGAAAGGGAACGTGCCGACGAGGTCGCTGGCGCCGGCGAACACCTCGATTTCGAGTTCGGCCGGCGCGACGCCGATCCGCGTGGTGACCTTGGAACGCCCGAAGCGCGGACCGAGCGCGAACTCGGCATAGGACGCTGTACTGTAATTGAGGCTGCCGCTCGGAAATTCGGTGCCCAAAATACTCAAGGCTGTCGTCCACCCGGAGTAGCGCAGCACTTCGCCGCTCGCCAGCGCAAAGGTGTAGAGATCGGCGATGACGACAGTGTCATGCGCTGCGAGATAGGCCGCCAAGGCCGCGGAGCACGGTCTCATGGCAAGGCCGACTGCAACTTGATCTGCTTCAACTGCCAGAGCTGGTACATGAAATTCTCGAACTCGGCGGTGTCATCGGCAAACCGGACACGGAAGCGATAGTTGAAGTCGGCGGTAATGGATTGACCGGTCGGCGGCGGCGCGGTGAACGTCACCAGACCGGTATCACCATCGACCGCGTAGCCGGCCGGGCTCTGCAGCACGCCATTGAAGAAGATGCCGCTTACCGTGTTGGGCCCGATCATCGGCTCGGCGCAGCCACCCATGCTGCGCACCAGCTGAAAGACTCGCGTGCTGGAGTTGCCGGTGCCGATCGGCTGCGCGGTGACGGTGTCGTCGGTCGGGTCGTCAAACAGGAAAGGCTGGAACGCCCCCTGCTGTTGCAGAAAGAAACCGGCGAGTATGCGCAATTCATCATAACCGGCACCGAGCCCGCCCGCCCCGCGGGTATCCCATTTGTCGCGCAGCAGCGAATAGTTGAGGGTCCAGGTCCAGATCGGATAGGGCTGGTCGAGGATGCGCAACTCGCGCCCGTTGACGGCGCGCTGAATGCGGGTGGCGAAGCGCGGCGCCTTCGTCACCGACCAGGCGAGGCCGGGCAGGGTGGGAAAGATCTCGGTCATTCGAGCCCGCCGTCAGATCGTTCGCGGGGTCAGCGCGTTGGAACGCAGCATGTTGCGCACGACCCCGGGATTGCGCGCCATCAGCCCGGTAAACCAGCGCTCGACGGCCGGGCCGTCGGAGGGCCCGTGAAAATGGAGGTGCATGTCAGCGCCGGAACCGCCTTGCGCGATCATGCCCTGCAAGCCCTCGCTGAGCGGCGCCGGCAACACCATCTCGCGGGCATGGAGGAGTGCCGGTGTCGTGCCGGGAAAGTTCGGCAAGGCCCAGCCGCGCGCCGCCGAGGGCACGATGCCGCCGCCCTTGAAGGCGAAGAGGGTGCCGAGCATGCCGAGCAGACTGAACCCGCCCGCCGCCGACCCGAGCTCGGCCGTGCCGCCGGCGAGCGCGGCGGCACCCCCGAGAGCGCCGGCGCCGCCCGCGGCGGCGGAAACCCCGAGCCCGGCGGTCATCGCGCCGAGCGCGGCGGTGTTGGCGGCCAGCGCGGCGATGTTCGCCGCCCCGGCGGCGGCCCCGCCGAGCTCCTGGGGGGCGCCCGATATCCACCGGCTGGCGGCATTACCGAGTACGTCGCCCACTCCCTCGCCGGCGGCGGGGCCGGCGAGCCCGAGCAGCGATGAAAGCGGCCCCGCGGCGGCGCGCGACAGCGTCGTTTGGGCCATGGCGATAAACCCGCGCTCGACCGATTGCGCGACGCCGAGCGCCGCCGTGCGAAAGCTCAGCGTGCCTTCGACCAGGCCGATGACCGCCGAACGCCAGCCCGCGCCGATTGCGTCGAAGGCCTGCCGGTAGGGCTGTGCCATCCGGTCGGACTCGCGGCGGGCGGCCTCGGCGAAGCGCCGCTGGTCCTGCGCAAGCTGGGCCTCGTAGCGCCCGCTCAATTCGACAAGTTCGCCGTAGCTCTCGGATTTCTCGGCGAGGGTCGCCGCATCGCCGGCCAGCACCCGATCGAAGTGGACGCGCTCCTGCTCACTGCGCTGGGCGGCGTATTCGATGTCGAAGCCGATCGCCTGGCGCAGCGAGAGCGCGCGCTCGGCAACCATCCGCTGCATGTCGGCGCGGAACGCGGCGAGGGCGGCGGCACCGCTCGACTGGACCGTGGCGCCGGCATCGACAAAGGCGTTCTTCAACCGGGCAACCGGTTCGGCCGCGCCGGTCACCGCCTGCTTCAGCGTGTTGAGCGCCGATATCGCGCCGCCGATATCGGCGCCGAACTTGATCTGCACCTCGTCGGCCATCCATCACCTCGAAAACAAAACGGGGGCGAGATCGAATCAAAACGGGGCGCCAAGCGCCCCGCGGAAAAACCCCGCGCCAGCGGGGCCCGGTAAATTTCGGGTGGTGCTACTGCAGTTCGATCGAGGAAAAGGTCTTCTTGCTGCGGCCGGCCCGCGGGTCGGCGGAGCCGCGCCATTCGAGCTGCGTGGTATAGCCGAAGCTTACCCCGCAATACGGCACCCCGGCGGCATGCATATGGACCCGGTGCAACCCGAACAGGCCGCCCGTGAAATCCTGGCGCTCGGTCTTCAGCCGCGGCAGCACCGAATTTTCGACAAACCGGTAGAGCTCGAGCTTGGCGATTGCGGGGCAGCGGCGACCGATGAGGCGCCAGACGATCTCATAGAGCCCGCTGTGGTCGTACCCCTGTTCGGTATGGGCGTCGATCAGGTCCGTCAACAGGTTCGATTCAACGCGGAGCACGCTGTCGTCGGGCCGCAGGTGCAAGAGGATCACGAATTGATCCATCCGCTCCGGAAGCCTGCCGTAGACCGTGACCAGCCCGCTGCCGAGCGGCTTTCCGTTGACGTCGGTCTGACGCCGGCGCGCCATCGATTGGCCGACCAAATTCTCGTTGAGGACCATCGTCGCCTTGAGCCAGCGCACGCATTCCTCGGCCATGATGCCGACGCACCCCGGACCGTCAGCCGGACCGGCCGCGATACCCGGCACCGGCCGAACCCAAACGGCCAGCCCAACGATGAGGCCACAGAGGCGGAGCCACCGCATCGGAGTCCCTCCGCGCCAGATTTCTGCGCGCAGAATTTAGGCGGGCGGCCGGTGCTCGACAATGAATTTAGCCGCCCCCCGCGCTCCTGTTGCGCCGCGCGATCGCGATCGCCCGCGTCCGGTTGCGCGTGCGCAGCGCATCAGCATCGAGCGGCGCCGGCATGCCGAGGTCGCCGCCCTCGGTTACCGCCAGCCCGGGCGGCGCGGCGGCGGCGATGTCGGCGATCCGCGGCGCGCCGGTCGGTGCCGGGCGGGCCGTCCAGCCGAGCATGCGCGCGATCGTCTGCAGCATCAGATGGGCCGGCGGGTTCTCTTCCCAGTAAGCGAAAATCTCCCCGACCTCGGCCAGGCTCATGCCGTCGATGACCCGGTAGGCATACCCGCAGCCGGTGGCGAGGGCGCCGTAAACGGCGCCGAGCTGCTCCCCGGGATGTCTCCAAGGAGCGCCCCTGGGCCCGCCACCGGCCGGGCTTCCCCCCGGG